CTATTGTTGTGCTGTGTACATCAATCGCTTGTGATATATTCTCTGCTATTATAGTATACCACGGACCTACTGCTTCCGTAGCACCTTCGACTAAAATGTCTCCAGTGAACTGATTCATATCATATTGTAACGTATGCACTCCAGCATTATTAGTTTCTAACACACTAGTAACGTATGCTGTATTTATCGGGTGGTCAGGTATGGTGATTATTTTACTTGCTACATACGCTGGCTTGATACTATCTACTATATCTATGTTTCCTCTACTACCGGCATGGTCATCTGTATACACTGGCTCCGATAATATTGTGTTGTTTTGCTCTATGCTATACATTGCTGTTTGCGGGGATATATTGTTTAACTCGTCTTCTGTTAACACTAATTTAGATTGCCCTCTGATTTCGTTCACTGGAGTTAATGCTTTTTCTAATAATAATGTTTCCCCGTCGTGTGATATTATTCTACACGTGAATGTTATGCCGGTTGTGTCTACAGCTTTTTGGTCTTGATTAACAAATTCTATTAAAATTTGATTAGTGGTGCCTCTATTGGCTGTTAAGTTTTCTGTGTACACTTGTTGGTATCCTCTGCTGATTGTTGTGCTATTTGTAACGTTAGTTATTATTACTTGATGGCGCTGGTGGTATAAATATATTTTAGTATGATAAGAGCTCATAACACTATTTATGGATAATAATCCCTTTAAGAAACTCACAGAGAAATACCCATTTTTGACGATCTGCAAATATGCCGATGTTGAATTTGTAGGTATTATTCAGAATCATGATAAAATAATCACTAGTATCTATGATTTTGCCCAGCTGCCGGACAAACAGTTAAAACACTTATTTTTGGAGCTTGGCGAGACGTGGTGGTGGGAATCTAATAGATCTATCCCTATTAATATCTTTTTAAAGCACGAATGGAAACCGTTTAAACCTTATACTAAAACCTTTACTAATAAAAATTTAGATATTCTAACAGGACCGGTTACTTCACTTAATGCTATCGCACATACTAAACGTAAACGCAAATCTATTACACTTGTTCGCAAAGTAGACTAATTTAATTCATCAATTATATTCATGTGAAGTGCAACTAGCTGAGCATAGGCAATCGCATGTGGTCGTTTAAATACATATTCCCCAGGGACTTTATCCCACATTGTTTCGTTCATTTCTTTCCAGCTTAAATAAAATAAATGTTTTTTACTAGGGCGCATTGCTGCTAAGAATAATGCCATCTGCGGTATGCTTGCTGGTAACTTATTAGCTATATCACTATAATAATTGCCAATATGAACTAACTGCATTGTAAATGATTGCTCGCGTAATCTATGCCAGGGTGGATCCTTTGCTAATAACAAATCGTAATGCTCTTGATCACGTATACTATTATATACACTAACATTTAACAAATCTAATTTAAAATAATTGCGGTCATCGGCCTGTTTGAAAGTTATTGTTGCAGTACCTAATACTGGGTCAATAGGTATTGGCTGAATATGAACCCCGGTGTTGTGAGCTTGATCTTTTTTTGCTTGTTTTGCTGGGATATGCTTTATTAGCTTTAATAAGTCTGCTCGATTAGCGAAATCGATATCTACATCTGCTGCCATGTTACCATCCTGCTACTCCAAGTACTTCTTTAGCAAACTTAACATCGTCTGCTGCATTATTGAATTTATCTGTCCAGTGATCTGGATCTATCATCTCATATACTACTTGTATCTGCTCTTCTGTTAAATTGTCAAGAAATGCCATACCGCTGGCACTATTATATATTGCCCATGGACTAATATGCCCTGTGTTTATAGCATGGCATATTCTATTTCTAGATCCATATCGTAATAAATCTTGTGAGCGCATATCTTTCTGTTTGCCCCAATCCTCACTATATTTTACTGTACGCACTAACGCATCTCCTACATCTTCTGTTGCGGTTATATAATGCAGGTACTCGGTGTATACTTTGTCAGTGGCCCACTTGTCTAGCGGAATTGATTTTTGTACTACATACTTAATGAAATACGACATGCGCACTGCGTTAACATTTAAACAATAATTACCGAACTTGACAAAGGCTATATAATACGGACTGTTTTCGAAATCATCTAATGTGCGTGACTTGCTATTATGTTGCGTGTACTGATAGAAATATATGTACGTTTGTAATCCAATTACTACGCCTTTGTCACCACGAGCTTGAAATCTACGCTTCTTTTCGCACATATGACTTACTAATGTTCGCTCACGTTTATACGATTTATTACAGTATTTACAGGTGAATTTAGTTTCCACTGGCTTTTGCATAAGCTGTTAACTCTTTTTTAGTAACTAAGGTTGCTAGGACTTCGACGTCGGCTTCTTTCATTGTTGGATATATGTCTAATAATGCGTTGCGTATTACATTAGTTGTAGACTTTCCTTTCTTTTTTTGTTTAATCCATTTGTGATTTACTATCCCTATTCCAGGTGATGCTGTTGTTAACATTAACCACTGTAACTTTTTATGCTTTGCTAAATCAAAGAGGTTAATATTTGCTCGCTTATTTGTGCTAGTTAAATAATAATTCTCTAAATCACTTGATCCGGTTACTGCAGCACTATACTTTACTATTAAAAAGGGGCTGAAAGCTTTTTGTTCTTCTTCTGTTAAATTATCATAGAAATCCCTATCCTTGCGATCAAGGGCTGGTAACATCTTACTTAGTGGAATTTGAACTGCCATATAATTACCATAAATTGCTATATTGTATTACTTCTGTATTACGCGATACATCTTTAATAAAGTACACGCATCGCGGCTTTGGACAATCTTCTATTGGCACTGCTAAATATTGACCATTCTTTAATTTAGGTGCATACCAATTTACCTCGTTATAGACATCAAGTATCTCAATAGGTAAGAAATCTGCACTAAAGCTTGATAAGCTATTAAACACAAAGACACTAAAGTCTCTATCGTTAATGCTTGTTAGTGGGAGAGCTTCAAGGTCACCTACTTCTGCTTCTCCTATTACTACTTGCCAATCTAACGGCATTTTTATCTTCTTGTCACCTATGCGAAGTACTAATGCTGGGCTTGTGAAGCTTTCTAGAAAGATTAACGGTATATATTTAAAATCTGGCTCGCTAGTATCACTATTATCTAGTACTGCGAAACGCATGTCATCTATCTGATCGGGTAGCGTGTCTAAACTGTAGCACGCATCATCTTCGAGAGTGTGTATATTCATATTGTTATTATAGTATCCTTTGTTGTTTTTGTCAAGTTTATTGGTACTTTAACTTAAAATAAGTGGCTGTTGCTGCTGGCAAATGAACATGCAATGAATAAGTAACTGGCACTTGGCGAGGACGACTACCAGTTATTTTCCCTAATTTATTGTAATCATTTGATCGCTGCTTATGTATATACAACCCATTGCTTGAATTCTCAATGGCGAATCTAATTCCTAGCTGATTGGCAATAGCCCCTATAATCCTAATATGTGCTGCTGCTGTGATCCCGCCCTGGCAGTGTGTGGGGATGTCCGCATGGTTCCAATTTGCCGATACATCAAATTCATATACTTTAAATAGAGGGTTGCTACCTGGTGCTCTAATATATTCTATGTTTGTTTTATATCTATCCATCTGTGTTACTCCACTAGTGATTTATAAGTTATTAATGCCGAGTCAATTAACATAACATCCTTGCTATATACTAATTTCGACGATCGGCTTGTTTCTATTCTAATCATTTTATTAGTTTGATCTATTACTTTATGATGACTAATACCATAACCGTATCCCAATGCTGTTATGACATAATCACCGGTTGTAATTTCTTGCAGGAAATAATCTTTGTGTTTCATTACATATTACCGTACTTTAGTTTCCAGAATGTAGCTAACTCGGATTTTAAATAAACCGCAAATGTGTATAGTTGATTGAACGCTGCCGGATCGTGCTGTTTAAATACATACAACCCGTCGAATGATTGATCTATTGCCCATTCCACTTCGGGTCTCTCAGTAACACTGCGTATCATATTACTGTCGATACTACCTGCTTCTATAGCACTGTGGATTTCGCCGGGCATATACGAGTCAGGCGGGCTACTTAGGCGGGCTATCTCTACCTTCACATAATCTTCTGTTTCGATTTGCAATGGATGCGGACTACCTTGCATACAGTTTGCTCTGTACTGTGCAGTATACTTTGGTGGCTTCTGTACTCGCATAATCTCTTTCATTAGAATACGCTGTGCTCATCGTCATCATCTGATGCGTGGCGATTATCGTAGTACGAGATTTCAAAGTATACTAGCGTCAATAAATCAAAATTGAATACCCATCCTTTGTGATCACCTTTGCGTTGTTCTAATCTGATGCCGATCCAGGCGGTCCAGCCGTTGTGCCAGTTTAACTGTGCTTCTATACTTTTATGTTCACTTACTTTCCAAAATTTATTCATTATCTTTTTCCTGGCATATAATAGTCTGAATGCTTTGCTGCATCAACTGGTCTGTCATCAACTAACTTTAATAGCAATTGATAATTATCCCACGCTTCTTGCAATGCTGGGATACGTTCTCTTAACTGTTTTTCACTCTCACGTGGTGTTTCCACTGGCGGCATTGGGTTGAACGTGGATGATATATTACCGCCAATAGCATTTTTAGAATAACTAACTCTAGCGGCTTGCTTAGCAGCTTCTGCTTCCTTTTTATGCTTAACATAAGCATAATATTTTTTAACAACTTCGCGTAGCATTAGTATTTTATCTTCTCTACTTTAAAATCATATTCTGCTTCCGCATAGAAACGTTTTCTAGCAGTTAGGTGCCGCTTGGCGAATTTACAATTACTTGTAATATCATATATGTCAGCCTCTGTTTTATCATCAGCTACGCGCAACGATCTCCCTATACTTTGTATTACTCTTACGAAGGATTTTCCGGGCTCTATTAGTACTAAATTAAATATTCTTGGAATATTTAATCCTACGGCCGCAACGCCGTATGTCGCTATTATTATTTTATCATCTACATCGCGTATTTCGTCGTACTCTTCTTTACGCTTTTCTGCTTTAACTTTGCCAGTTACTACTGATACATTAGAATTGCCCATTCTTAGTGCTAATTCTTCTGCTGCTGATACTCTATCAACTAATACTAACGTATTGCCGGATGTATTAAAGTTCATAATCATTTCCGCAATATGATCCAATCTATCTCCGTTACTTAGTAAGAACTTTAATTCACTTTGATAGTTACCTAGATCTCTGTTGTCTTGTAATTGCTTAATGTGTACTTTACATTTTGCTAGTATGCCTTTTTCTTGTAATTCTGCAGCAGTTACTTGGCCAACAACATTGCCGATGGTTGTTTGTATTGTTTTAAATTCGCTCGGTATTTGTGGTATTGTACCTGTTAATCCCCAACGTAACGGGATATGTGACATTGGGCCGCTCAGCATTGATTTCAGCGCATCTCCTTTTGCAGAATGCACCTCGTCCACTATTACACATACTACGTCTGCTATGAAGTCAGCAAACGGTATAGGTGCTTCACCAGTCTTTGTTTTTTTAAATAAACTGTTAAGAGATTGCCACGTGCATATCGTGTGGGTTTTAGTATACTCTCTCCTGCCGCCAAAGAACACACCAACATCTAATCCCATATTGATATAATCTTCTTCAGTTTGCATTACTAGCGATTTACTAGGTACAATCACTATCGAACGGCCATATGGTTCAGCTTTGAGACTAAGTGCTGCTGCTATAACCGTCTTTCCCGCGCCAGTTGCAATCGATTGTAGTGATTGCGGATTCTCTAAATAATTGTTTATTGCATCAACTTGATGATCACGTATAACAATAGGCTCGCCGGCGATCTGATGTCCTTCCGGCCACGTTATGTGTGAGAAACTATCGTTAGTTACTTTATCAAATTCGAATGTTGAATTATATTCTCTGCGATCGTCTACCTCAATTTCGTAGCCTGCTGCTATTACTAACGGCAGTATTTCATCTAACAGATTTATATATGTTCCGCCACCGAGTTGGAAGAAGGCAATTTTACCATCCCATCTGCCTAATTTTACAGCCGGCAAGTACCTGGCTCCTGGAACTTCGTATTTGAACTTTCTTACTAATTTTTTACGAAAGTCGATGTCTAGGTCAACTAGTTTGCAATTAACTTCATCTTTGATTAAAATTGTGCATGTTTTCATGAAATGCGTATTACCTTTAAATTATCCCTAGCATTGCTAGGGTACTTCTGTATTACTTCGCTGCTACTTAATGTAGTTACTAACACATCAAGTGGTTTAGTAGTGTCAAATGATATACTAGCTAGCATATCATCTTGGATTCCTGGATAATCAACAAATGTATTCCGACTTCCTAGATATTCGAGCAATACTTTAATATCGTTCTCGGATCTTATTTTGTATGTCTGCTTACTTAGTAACGACGCTCGCATTAACATTGCTTGCGCATTGCTATACTCCGGGCCAGGTGATATTCCTAACTTATTCGATATTGTTTCTATATTATACGCACTAGTGTCGCTAAAGTCAAACGATTCGATTGTTGCTAGCATAGATTCAGTGAGGTGATTTATATATAGCGTATTGTTAAGTACACGGAGTTCAGGTTTCCATTTACTACTGGATTTATTTAATTCTGCTACTAGATTAGTCACTGATTTATCTATGATAATATCGTGGCGCTTAGCGAAGTTATATACTTCCTTAAACAAATATATATTGAATTTGCCGTGCCAACGTTTTTCAGTACTATCCCATTTAAAATCATATTTAAATGATTGATCGATTATATCGGCGCCAACTTTCTTAAGACACGCTTCCGCGTCATCGTATACTATACCACGCACTTCGGCTATGAGATCTTTGTTGAAATTAAATCGCAATTCTATTGAATCATCTATTAGCTTTAACGATGTTTGTTTGTTTAGTTCGGCATCATTTATTATTGGTAACTTCCATTCTAATAGGATTAATTCATTTACGTTTAAATTCAGTTTAAAGAATTGTTTTTTATACTTTAGTAGTATCTTTTCCCATAATTCGTTTTGACTAGCACTTAGTGGGATATTATGAATAATATATCGCAGATTCATATTATCTATAAATCTTGCGTCATACCTGTTTAAGCGGATTGTAGTAGGTATCCACTGCGACAGTATTTCACGTGATACGAAACTTAATTCGCTGTTTTGCGCTTGTACGTTAGAGTTCATGTGTCATTACCCTGTTAGATGCGCTACGTGCGCCAAATATTTCACTTTCTCTATATAAATCAATGACTTAACGGTTTAAGTGAACTATATATACTGTATAATAAGTCTATATAAATCAATGACTTACATTATACAAATACATAATGGATTAAAATGAGTACTACCGTGTACTCCAATTAAGTACAATCCATTGTACTATAAAGTTAGACGCTATATATAGGATATTCAACTTGGTTGATAATCGTTACGTCTAATTAGTAGCTATTTTTCATAACTGTATTAGCCGCTAGTTTCTGCCAGCGTGTTGGGTTAATCTTAATTAAATCTGCGATTTTCAAACATGAACGCAAACTTAATTCTCTAAGATTATCTACATTTTCTTCCATGAATTCAATAATCGCATTGGGCTCGTTTGCTTCAAAATGATAATCATCAAACAATTCGCCTTCTCTATGAATTTGCTTAATACGCAACATCATATCGCGCGTACTATTAAGTGATAAATCAAGATAATGACAGCGAGACTGCAATGCTTGTAAGTGATCTTGTAATCTTTTAGATTTGATATTATCGAATTTTAAGTTAGTAATGAAGATTACAGAACCTTTAAAGTCAAAACTATCAGGAATTCCTTCGCGGCGTAATAAGCTAGAATCGCTGTTCCAGAATATTCTGCGTTTTTTACTGCTGTCTAGTGCTGCTTTAAGTAAGTTAAGAGATAAGTCATCCATGAAAATCGAATCGCAATCATCAAATACTATTACTTGATTAGCATCACTATGCGTATATAGTGTCTTGTAAAGGCCGATTGGTGTCATAGCACCTTTAATTACTTCGTAGCGTGGTACTACTGTTTTTACTTTGTTAAATAAGTCAGCTTTTTCTAATTGCTTAATAACACCGTATGATTTGCCAACGCCAGGAGGCCCAACTACAATCATCGCACGTATATTAGATTCGATTGCTGCTGCTGTCATTTCTTCAAGAATATCAAAACGATCTTTAATGCGATCCATTATTTCGTCGTCTGTTTCTTTGGCTACTTTAGTAGTATTATATTGAACGTTATCTGCGTGAACGTGAACACGTATTTTGTCGCGGCCTATTCCAACTGTATCGTTGGGGCGGACTGTTATAAACGGACCTTTTTTGCCATCTGTGATATCCGATACTAGCTCGAATGTTTGATTGTGTACTTCCGCGTTACGGTATGTACCTTCTTTAATAGTTACCATCATTGTCATATCTAAAACTCCTGTGTTTTTAGCTATTGGTTTATTAATTAAGTATGTATTATACGACAGTTTTGAAGGTCTGTCAACCTTTTATTTAGATATCAACAGTCTGTGTGGTCCAGGGATCACTGATTAAATGCTCGATTTTACGAGATAATGAGGCAAAATACGGTGAGCGAATGATGACTATTTTAGTGCTATTATTCAACGAAATACTACTATTGAATCCTGTTAATACAGCATATCCACTGTTATTTGATTTCACAATAGAATCATCGATTAATGATGCTATCTCATTTGCTAGTTTTTCACACATATAACACCTTGGCTTATTAATTAAGTACATATTATACGACAGTTTTGAAGGACTGTCAACCTTTTATTTGGTCGACCGGTGCGGATTTGAACCACACGCTGGGCGCAATATTTCCGGTGATCAATCCATATATCTTGCGCCTTATTGGCTAATGTTAATTTCCAGCCGGTCGTTAATTTGGAGCAAAGGTGCAGGAATCGAACCTACATTTTCAGGGGGAACCCGATGATTTACCATTAATCTAACCTTGCATTGACCACCGCTTTATTTTACTAGTCGCATGGTGATCACTAACTAGTTAATGCTTGAAATAAAAATCTCAAACGTTAAATCATCCCATAATGATTTTTGTATCAGGTAGATATCATTAAACTACAATTTAGTCGAGTGTGTAAGAGGAGTTGAACCCCATTTCCATCCTTGATACTGCCTTGTGGGTAATTAAGCCACAATTAACATTCTCTCAGATAGCGTATTGCCGTTATACTATTACACAGGATCCTAACATGTATCAATCCCGTTACTCTTTAAGAAATCACGTGTGGGTATTAGTCCCTCGTATTATCTCTCAAATTTGGTGGCTCCATCGGGACTGCTGTTACGCTATAGGCACTAGCTTAGCTAGGCTTTATAACCCTTGTATTATTCCCCTAGGAACCATCCGGGGTACAGTTTAAATTAGGCCGGACACTTTATCAATGCTACCCAGAGTGACATAGTTTGGCTCTCTGAACCACCTGCCCCTTTTTCCTAGTGACAATAGCGTTGGAGTTGAACCAACCTGTGCCTCGTTACGAGGTAAAGCGTACATCCAGTACTTATAAGAGAATCGAACTCTAACTATGCTATCGCTCATCCGGAGCAGCTATTGTCTTAACAGCGTCGTTTCCTAACTGTTATATTACATTATACAGCATTTATCCTAAATGTCTACCTTTATTTGACATTTTAGTCACAAAAATACCCCAATTAAGAGGTATTTTTAGTTAATAAGACTAAATCTTATTTATAGTGAAGCTGTTGGTATAGCATACCCGCCTTTTGTGGCATCGCCATTAGCTGTTGCTGTAAAAGTGATGTTATCCCATACTCCTGTTGGATCTACTGCGCCAAGGGCAGCCCAATCTGCGTTGCCCGCTTGTGCAATAACATAACTAGTGCCTGTAACAATAGCTGACTGATTAATTGTTTTTGATCCAACGATATCTGGGTGTAATCCACCTACTAACATATCGCAAGCAAAAACAGATGCGTCAGTTACATTATAATGTAAGCTGCCGATTTCGGTCACTGTTAACGCACCATGCACAAACGGTACTCCATCAATTGATGGATTGCTTTTCTGGCCTTGGACTGTACTTGGTACAAATTCTGTTAGGTTCAGTGGGTTATAGTTATTCCAAGCAAATGTCATTACACTAATATCGCCGTTACTTGGTGTGATAGTAACTGGCAACGATGTAAATTGTATAAGATCGTCCATTTCGTACGATGCTAGTACTACTTTATCACTTGCTGTAGTTTGTTCTGGCATTACACCAGCAGTTGTAGGTACTACGCCATTAAATACTTCAACTGGTCCGGCACCAGTGTCCATGGTTACTGCTATAGATACGTCGCCTGTTTCTGAAAAGGCTGCGCCTAATAATTGTACTGTTCTTGTTGCCATTCTTTATTTCTCCTAATAATATTATTACTGTTATTTATCTGGTTTACGTGTTATATCGGATTCTTTGCACGTTAATCCATGCTGAATTTCTACTATTACTAAGTCATCGTGCGAATCATTTACTAATTTATGCCAGCACTGTTTAGATATTGTTAATAAATCATCTTTGACTAGCTGTATGCGTGTTATTGCTGATTCTGTTGTATACTGTGCTTCGGCATAGCCGCTGCCGGATGCTACAAACCAATGCTCGCTGCGGTGTTCGTGCTGCTGCATTGATAATGATTTTCCTGGCGTTACTATCATTTTTTTGACTTTTACCCCGGGCATATTATCTAGTACTGTGTAATTGCCCCACTGTCGTTGCGTTGTGTTTGATATGGTTGCCCATCGTGTCAGGATATCGCTTGAGGAATTTGCTTTGTTGTTCCCACCGGTGCCGTAAATGAAATGTACCCTGCTATTGCCTGCAAATTTTAATGTTTCTAATATATTTGCACTATTACGATCTCCTCCGTTGTGAAAGTGTATTGCTGCCGAGGGGTATTTGTCTAAACATTGCTGTATCGCATCGCACGCTGAATCGTCGTCGTCATTGAATTCTATTGCGCTGTGTACACTTTTTAGATTAGCTACTATTGTTATCCGCTCATTGATAGTGAGGAAGTTATTGCCTTTTTTTCTTTGTAGCCACTTGTCAGAATTTACTGCTACTACAGAGATGTCGCTTGTTAAACCAGTGGACATACCGTTTATTAAATTAATATGCCCGCTGTGAATTGGGTCGTATCCCCCGGAACATAAATTTACACGTTTGACCATAGTGTTAAATAATCTGCTAAATTTACTGTTGTCCAAAATCTGTATTACTCTTATCTAACCACGGTAGTACCAAATGCTGTTGGCGCAAATGTCCGCAAGCATTAATGCTGTCTACTGCTGTTTTAGGTAATAATTCTTTATCTACTAGATCGTACCACCGTGTTGTGCGTGGATCCATTGGCTCGTGTTCACTTTTATATACTACACAATTAATCCATGGGTCATTGGCGTTTTTTTGAAAGAAACCAATATCGCAATTAAACCCGGAGATTGCTAACATGTGAATTAAACTTACTAATGTATAATTAAAATATGTTCCGTCAACTTGATTATATTCTTGCTTGTTAAATACTACGTTAGTAGACTGTGGCACTGACAACATTAACATTCCGCCGGGGGTTAACATTTTATTCCACTGTGCTAGCGTTTGTAACGGATTTATAGCATACTGAAAACTGTCGTGACTCCAAATGATATCGTATTGCGTGCCAGTTACTTCAGTTTCAAAGTCGCGCTGCGAATACAATATATTATCGTGGCGATCTTCTACTAATAATTTATCCAGTGTATCGTACCCTACACAATTTATGTTCAGAGGCTCTGGATTATCGTCGCGTGTGGTTTGCGTTGCCCACCATTCTAAGTCTTTGCCAGTGCCGCATCCCATGTCTGCTACACTGTCAATTGACATCATGAAATCGTCGTACTCTCGTAATAAATTTAAAATCGATAGCGAGTGAGCGTGACTATCTGCTTCGGATCCGAATTGTAATGGATTATTCATCATAAGCTTTCTCTACTTTTTTAGTGTTTTTTGCGAATTGTTTAGCTGTTATTGTTACAGCACCGCAATCATTACAGAAATATCCGTCTAAATTAGATACTATCACTAATTTATTTCCTTTGTCTCGTTTATTAAACGTATCTGTGAATGTGTCTTCTTGTACGTTAGTTGATTCGCATGTTGCGCATAATTGTTTCATTAAATGTGTATGTCCTCAAGGCCGGCTGCACGTAATCGGGCAATATGTCCGAGTTGGAAATTCTTAGATTCTATTGCCTTTAATACGCCTAAGTATTTATTGCGCACTAATGCTACTTCGTTAATAAGTACTGAGAAATCAATCACTTCATCTTCTGCTTCGCTGTATATCTGGGCATCTCTGCTAGTTAATGCTTTGGCATATTTTTCCAAGTACAGCTTATAATGTTTTTGCTTTATCTTTCTAAGCTGTATATTCAAATATTCCAATAATGCTTCTATTTCTTGTAACTGATTAAATCTATGTTCTGTTATGCCAGGTAGCATCTGTACTTGCTTTTCCACATTGCCATGAATTGTACAATCTTTGGCAGCACTGGATAATTCTGTTTCATAATATGTTATGAAATTTGGAAGTAATGCTAAGTTCTTAACTACTTGATTATATCGTACCATTAGAATTCATATTCGTCGGTATCATTATCTTCGTGAAATTCATCACTATCTTCGTCTACTTCTAGGTATTCCATTAACGCACGCTTAACGTCCGAATCCACTGCGTATTCAGCAATATCCTCAGCATCGGCTCCGTGCTCAATTAATACTCGCACAAAATCTTCTGCTGCTGATTCAGTGTCATTGTTTAAATGTTCTTTTAGTTCTTTCCAAACTAATAAATTTACTTCTATGTCTTCCAATTCGATTCTCCTAGTTTACTGTATATAGTTGATGTTAGCATTTCTTGAATATTTCCTGGATGCAAATCTAACCACAATGCGATATGATCTCTAATTTCATCTGTGTACTCTAATCCCAGCGCATCCGTGACACATTTAAATTTAGTGTTAACTATGTCTTGCAAGATAAAAGTATAGTTAGCTTTATCTAATGTACCCGCAATATTCGAATTAATACGCATACCGTTATATTCGGTGCTCATGATATCATGCACATAATCTTCCCAAGCGTCGGGCCTGTGCATATTTTCCGGAAAACTAAATTGATTAACTAACTCATTTTGTATATTACGTGAGAGTATACTAAACTCGCTAACATCACTAATTGCCGGCCAGTGCCGATCTTTAACATCATTATACACCGTCAACGGTATAGTGCGTACTAATGTGTGCAAATTGCGATACGCATAAGTATTTTTCATCTTGCTCAGAGCAGCTTGTGTCTTTATATCAGTGTAGACTACAATAACAATATCGGCGTAGTCTACTTCCCCTTTGCCTGCTAAACAAGTAATACGCACTATAGTCTCGGTCTCGGTTGTATCATTGTAATTCGGTACGTCTTCGTAATTTTCAAGTATTTCTGTATCTTTCCAATTTTTGAGTTCCGATATATCCCATGCTTCTTTGATTAAATTAGCCACATGTACTTTACTTTGCGATGTATGAGTGCTTTGTAACGCAAGTAATAGACTTAAATAAACCATGTTGCCACCTGAACCAGAATCGTAGCTAACAGTTACATTCTTTGTTAAGTCAATCACTTATGCTTCGTTTGTTTCTTCAATTTTCTCAACTACTCGATTGATATCAACATCTGTATCAACGCTAACTTCTTCAAGTGAATCACTCATTGCCATATCTGCCATTAACTTATCTAAGAGACCGTTTTCATTCTTTTCCCATTTCTTACGAAAAGCTTTTAGCTCTTCGCCATCTTTGGTAATGAAAATATAACTATTGCCAGACTTCTCTAATAATCCTTGCGATTCTGCCATATCAAATAAACCGCTATATGGACTCATTCCTGTTTTATATGGAATCTTAACTTGGATATTCTCAAATGGTTTAGCATAACGTGTTTTCATTACTTTACAGCCTGCTCTAATACCATGCACTTGCGTAGTTTTATTGCCGGAATCATCTTCTTTTAATTTCATTTTCTTCATTGCGATTACTATAGATGACGCAAAGATAAAACCGCGGCCACCACTTATGATTTCGTCTGGATTGAACATATCTTGCGATTCATAAGTATGATTTGTTGCTACCATTCCTACGTTATGTGCTCCGAACATGTTTACTGTATTGCGAACTAACGCTGTTAATGCTTTAGGCTTACGTCCTAAATCACCTTTCATGTCACCTGCTTCAAACTGCTTAACATCAGTTGGTGTTAATAACATACCTAAGCTATCAATTACGAATAATACTTTAGGGCGGGTATCTTCGTCCATTGCTTTATAATCTTTCATAAATGAACTAATAGTTTTAGCAACATCGTCAATCATAGACATTGATAATTTTAATAACTTTTCTTCGCTAGTATCAACACCTAAGGCTTGTAGCCATGCTTCGTCTAACGCATTTTCACTGTCAATTAACACCACGTAGATGCCTTGTTCTTGTGCGTGCTTTACTATATTGCCAGATGCAAAAAACGATTTGCCAGATCCTGATTCTCCGGCAAAGACTGTTACCTTGCCTAGCGGCACACCTTTATTAAAATCTCCACTAATTAAATAGTTAAGCGCATAGTTGCCTGTACTGATCCAGTCGGTTGGGTCGTGAAATCCAACCGACATGCCATCTATTGACTTAGTTATATCTTTTCTGAATTTGCTTATATCAAACGGTTTACTCATAATGTTTTCTCCACATTGTTATATATTTGATTATACACACTAGCTAACCTATTGTCAACTGGTTTGGTTATTGCTGTTTCGTTGTTGCAGTATCTGTTTTATATCATTAATTAAATCAATGTTGCCCGGCGCTGAAAAATAGTCATGTGTTCCCCAGTGTAACTCGCTAGGCCGGACCGCTAGACTCTTACAAATTTCAACTATAGTTGCTGCTTTCTCCCAATCCTCTAGTACTAACATATTCTTTTTAAAACTAATAGTGTCGGTTATGTACTTAACGATTGTATTATACCAACTAATATGGTCCTCATTGGCTTTTCTGACTAACTTAAAAAATTTAGCCGACTTGGCGGCATCCCAGGACCATTCTAACTCAGTGGCGATGAGTTTTAATTTACTATCATCGCCACTGATATAATCCATTAATTCCATCTGATGGGTAGCATTAACTAACTCGTAATGCCAGGATTCGTAAAAATATGCTAGTAATTCAACAAAATTAGTGTCGTGTAAGCAACCTATTTTTATATTAAAAGCACTATAATTATCAGAAGTCGGAACTTGTTCTACAAATTTTAGATAACCCATTCTAGTAACTAACAAGTTTGCCGGGCTAGATGAAATAACCTGCAAAAAACAGTGATCGATTCGGTCTGCGGCATTATCAGAAATACTGCAATGGTTGATGTTAAGTACTGGGCTAGTATATTGCGCTCGACGAGCATGTGCGTCGCCTGTGGCTTGATTAAACAACGTAGTTAAATCGATATCGGCTTTATTGCAAGCATAAAGTATATGCGATAATATTGTGTTTCCTAATCCACCTACGGCATAATCAATAGTTAACATTTTAGTCCATATAATTGATTATACACACTAGCTAACTTATTGTCAACTGGTTCGGTTATTGCTGTTTCTATTATTTGCATATGATCACCAATTCCGTCCCATAAGTGTATCAAGTTAATGCCTTTTTTAGCACATAAATCTATTTTGCTTTGATGATACTCTATCCACCCGTTGTATCCACCAAACTTTTCTGGCCTGTGCCAATACGTGCCATTAAACTCTATAGCTAGATGAAACTCTGGTAAGTAGATATCAATCTCACGTGGTGGTATAATCGATCTTACATTCTGCAATATTCTAGTATCGTACGCACTAGCAATAGATTCTAATAATACCCCTTCGGGCTTTGAATTAGCATACCGATGAACGGCGATATTCATTTTCTTCATCTTACTTAGTACTGTAGTACTGTCTACGCCTAAATCGATTGCTATGTCACTTGCTGATCGTCGCTTAATGTGATGCTGATCAATTAACCATTCTTCATCGGATAATTTGCTTAACGATTCGTGCGAGATATGAGTTTGCGAATAATTATCTACCCCGTAACGAGCGGCACATGTATTATTACGCTTCTCTTTAACTGCTGTTGATTCATTTACGCATTGCGTTGAACAATATAAGTGATGTCCGACTGATAGATTAATAAACTTAACTGTGCTTGTGCAGCTTAGACATTTAACCGGCGATGTTATATTATTTAAAATATAATATATACGCTCTATTATGTTTGCGTCCTTTAAGAATACAGTAGATAAGTTAATCTTATCTACTAAGTCCGACCGCATGAAAGTGGAGTTAGTGCGAAATAAATAACTATTGAGTTTCCCACGTGCATTAAATATACGTGGGAAATCTAATATCTCTTTTCGCACTAACTCCACTGAGCTAATCTTACTTTTGACGTGAACGGATCATAGCAAGAATGTCTTGCGCTTTATCCCCGGAAGTAGCCGATGCTTCATCTTTAACTACTGCTGCTTCTGCTACAGGTTCTTCGATTATTGCTGCTTCTGCTGTTTCCACTGCTGCTTCCATTGATTCTGCTCCACCGGCTACTGCTACTGGTGCAGGAATGTCTGATGTCGCAGGCGCCGCTATTGCTGTTTCTACAGGTGCTTTAGTAGCAAACGGAATGTCGCGTGCTTTGGTATCTGTTTTGCTAACGCCGTATGGTGTGTAGTATGCTCCCCAACGTTCGGCATCATATGCCTCACCGTCGATCGACGCCTCGAACATTTCCATAATTACTTTCTGTGCTTCCTCGGAAGGTTTGGCAGGTAAGAAATCACTTAAATTAAACAAGCCGTGTTTCTCAATAGCTTCGCCTTCTTCTTCAGTTAATGCTGTTTCCTTGCGAGCCCAACTTGAGGTTGAATAATCTGAATATTCACCCTTCTTTGTTTTATTAATGCGGAAGTCTAAACCACCTAACGCATCTGTTGGTAAGTTCTCGATATCCGGATCCATTAAAGAGTTTTTAATTAATGTAAAGATTTGAGGGGAAATTACAAAACGTCTAATAGGGTTCTCAGGCTTGGTGCCATCTTCCATTGGGTCACTGCGTACAAAACCTTGGAACAAATATGAACGCTTTTTCCAGTATTTGCGACCCATATCTTCCATTGTTGGATCTTTGAACCATGTGCGTACTTCGTCTAGTACTGTGTCTTTTTCATCATACATTTCCATACATGGAATTTGCACAATGGTTTCTTTTGATGAACCTTCGATTCCTAGTGCTGCGTTAGCTTTAATGCCATTGAATGGGAATTTGAATACTTGTCGTTCTGTCCAAAAATATGGATTTGATGCGTCGGCGTCTTCTAAGAAGCGAATAATTGCTGTGCTTCCTTCTTCGATGCTCCAATGTGGGTATACTGCTGATTCGCCTGGTGTGTAAGTTTTGTTTGATTTGTTATCTTGTGCGGCTAAACGCGCACGAATATCTGCTAATGAGGCCATGATGATTATCTCCTAAGTTATGTCCTAAAATTACTATTCCATCGCGGAATGTAAAATAAATGCCTAATACTACTAAACTCCTTCGCGGTGTTTGTAGCATATGTTTATTTATCTAATGAATAAGTAAATACAAATTTATTTACTATTTACTTAGTATACTGTATTTGTAACATAATGTCTATAGAAATGGTAGCCAAAATAAAACGGCTTTCACCGTTTTAATGTTTTTAAAATTTGGAGAAATTTTAACTTTGTAATAAATATTTCGTGCGTTTAATTAAATCTGTTAAGTCACTTGATTCTCTAATAGATTCTTCAAAATTATTAGCATCTTCGAAAATATCATATATTTCATTAAATATCTTATCTAGTATTTCTTCGTGGTCGTCATCAGCATGCAAACCATAATCAATTGATGCTTCGTTATATGCTGTTTGTATAATCTCATAATCATTTGTAGATACAAACTCACTCGGACCTTGTAACGTATCATATAGATCAATTTGGTCATTAAGAATAGCGTGTGCTAGCTTAGGTGATAATGCGCTAATACCCTGGCTACTTTCTTGTATCTTTGGCGACTGTTTTTTCTTGTTCTTCATCCATTTCATTGGTTCCATTGTTTCGTAACCTCCTCGGTCTTGTAATTCACCCTCTGTGCTTTCTGTTTGCTGCGTAGCAAATGGGTCAAATGATTGTACTGCGTGGTACATCTGTTCTGCTACGTTAATATCAGATTGATCTGTAAAACCATCACGAGCGTTGTATCTATCTTCTATCCAGCTATGTAATACTATTCTAGCATCGGCCTCTGGATCATTTTCTGCTAATTCCTGCAATGCGTCGAATAAACTATCATCGCCTACTATATCGTATAATGCGCTAGTAGCGTTTTCTGCGTCTACTCCTACTGGCTGTTCCACTGACATGAAGTCGCTTAGTGCTGCTATTTTATCTTCGCTGTCTGGCATTGCCCAGCTGCCTTCTTCGATTGATTCTGTTTTTTTATTGTCGGTGGTGCCAATAGTTAACGATGGTTTATTTAGTGTGTACTTTTCTTCCTTGGATCGAACGGTGCTATGCAATGATAGTGGAAATACTCTGTTTCCATCATTATCACTGGTTTCATCTCCGATTAAATATCTACCGTGTTTTTTAACAGTAGATTGGGCATTTGCCTTAAGTGGTGATCCTAATAATTTGGCAGCACCTTCACCGGCTTTTGGATTTCTGATTCCACTTCTGCTAAATCCATCTTGCTTTAAATATGACGTATCGTCTAGAGCTAATATTTCATCGCCTGCTATTACTAAAGTTGGCCCATCAATTATTTTAGTCCAAATTTCTTCTTCACCTTTTAATAAATGTGTAGTAAACATAACATTAAAATCAATGGTAGATTGACTAGTTATATTCTCTGCACTGTGATTTTTGTCATCTGCTGCTGATATAATCTCTTGTAGGGCTGCTACTGCGCCATTGCGAGTAGAACCTTTTGCTTTAAACTCTTTAACTTCTTTTCTTGTAGCGGTATCATATGCAAACGCAATAAATACTTTATTCATTTGTTTTTGCTGGCCAACATTGCTAAGGCCAGGTTGTTTAGCTCTTAACGGGCGAACATGTATTTCATATCCTTTAAAATCTTCCACCTGCTTTGTGCCCTTGACTGTGCGCATATCTAATTCCGTTACTATTTCTTCGCCGATGATGTTGTTAGCCCATTCTTCAAATTCTGATAATTCTTTCATTGTGCTTTCCTTTGTTAGTTGCTTCTGTAATCTTGCTAACAATGGTAACGCATTGTCTACTTTCTGATTAATTGATTTTTTCGTGAATTTCCCACGCAAATTTGATACGTCATCATCCGATTCTTCTATATGCGCTGCAGGAGTCCAATTTTCTTTGAACGTGTGATATCCTCGCTTACCTGCTATCTGACTTAATCCTTTGCGTAATGATTGATAGTGATTTCTGCCTGTTTGTGCGATCGCTTGTGTGTCGGCGTCATCTTCAAACATTTTGCTACGTCTTACAAAACCACTTAATGTGCCAATGTCTTCTACCATTTCTGTAATGTGACTGCCAAAATCATCATACGGTGTTCCACCTTCTTCTACGTGGCGGGCCATTGCTCTGGCACCTGGTAGTTTTGTGAATGGTAACTTAAAACGTTCGCCTGCTGCGTTTTCAATGAAGATTGAATTAATATGTCTGTATCGCTTATCATCTTCACCTATTTTTTTATTGTGCTTGATGATTATGCGTGTTTTGCCTTTTTTATTGTTATAGCTTGTTTTTGTAGAACCGTGATATGCTTCGTTGATTTTCGCACTGGCCATTGATTGCATTGCGTACTTTACTTGATTTATGTTTTGTACTTTAAATCCTAACATATTACGCTTAGCTATCATGCGCATGTGCTTTAAGAAGCGTTGCCACGCACCTTTGTCAGCGGCATCTGCTTGCTTATCTTCGGCGTCAGTGCTGAATAATACTAACTCTTTATCTGCGTTCAGGAGGATGATTACATTCCCCATATCAGTGCCGTTATTTTCAAAATTAAAGCTAAACATTTCTACTTCTGCTAGGTCTGTTACTGCTTTACCTGTTGATGTGAATGTTTCTACATTAAAATCTTTTGATACTAAAATGTCGAATATTTTCTTAGATACTTGTTTTTCCATACTACTATTTACCTTAATTATTATTTAGAACATTGCAACAAAGGGCATTGGCGCTATAGTTTCGTCACTGTAATCTCTTAAATTTGATGTTAATTCTTGGTGATAATCTTTGAGCATTTGTAACATACGCACTGTTAACACTGTAGCCATTACTAAATCATCATGCTCGCCGGGCTTAGCAGCATAACTGGCGCCTATTGCTACAAAATTCTTAAGTTCACTTATGAGACTTTTACTGTTGATTGTCATCTTCTGTGCTTCTATTAGATGCTTCATTTTTGCACACGCTGCTAGCTTAGTCTTATTTGTTGTATTAAATCCTTTGCGGTATCGACGTGAGTTTCCTGGCACTTTTGGCTGACTTAACATAATACCTGGTATGTTTTCTTCACCGTATTCTTCTAGTGATATTAATGCGGCTTCGCCTAATGTGTTATTTTCTAAACTAAAATATATGCTATTTTGATCATCTATTTTTTCAAATATATACTTTATGATATCTACCATAATACGAATTTGCACTGGACAAGTAGTTTTATTATGTTTCCACTCGGCTATTTGATTAGTAGTATTGGCTTCAAATACTTGTATAGCAGCTGGGTCGCCACCTGTTCCTAAACTAGGATCTAATGCTACTGTGTATATACAGCCTTTTCTTGGCTCGGCGTACCAGCGTACTTGCCCTGTTTTATTCAATGGCTCTTTACCTTCCATATCTATTAACATTGTTGGCTTTATTAATGTTTCATCATTGATGACAAATTCATTTAAATGCTCACGTCTGAATCGCTCTTCGCCTATACGCCCTAATTCTTCGTCTGCCCATTCTTGATCTCTATCTGGATGACGTTTCCAATTACATTCATAAGCTTTAAAACCATTTTGTCCTAAACCATCTTCGCGTGTGTTTCCGAACTCATCTTCTGTTTTATTGGCGCCTTTCCATAATAACGCAAATTGATCTTCATCTGAGTTTGGCGTACTTGTTATGATTGCTTTACCACCTGTACTTAATGTTGGCGATATTGATGTCCAGAACTCTTTCGCTATTGTTGGTCGAACGAACGCAAACTCATCTAAATATAACAATGTTATGGACATTCCTCGTCCGGTGTTTTCTGTTGTTGCTTGGGCTACTAATCTACTCCCATTGTCGAATTCTATACTACCTTTGTTATACGAGGTGACACCTGCCCTAATGTGGTTTGGACATAATTCATAAGCATATCGTATACGCTGCATGATCTCTTGTACGCCACTATATTTGTGGGCTGCTATTAGAATTGTTGAGTCGGGTATAAACATAGCATACCATAATAAGTATCCGCATGCTGTAGTAGTGTTGTGTGATAAGATATCATTGCTATAATATAAGTGGTCAGCTGATGCAATTTCAAGATCATACATGTGTACTTTTATATTCAGATCACGAACTACAGTAAGCACCTCGTCGCCAAATTTAGTACAAATCAAATCGCCGACATTTAAGTCCTGGATCCATTTTAGTCCACCAGGCGTTTTAATTAGATGTTTATCTGCGCCGGTTAATTCTGTGTTTTTTGTTTTTATCTGCCATGCGGCGTACGGTACAGTTCTAAATACGTGGGTAGCAAAAGCAAAATCAGACCGGAAGCTAACCGGTTTCATGTGAGTGAACTTTTTAGTGTTATCCGAAGCAATATTATCATCAGAGCGATGATTTTTATCAAGTAGCCAGAGTATTAGCTTTATTAGTTTAATCGCAATATAGTTCATCGAATACCTTAGTGTAGTTATTATCTATAATGCCATCAATTGCGTTATTAATTAACACTTCGTGATTATCCATTCCGTCCCACAGGTGTAATAGTTGTATTAGCTTAATTGTAAAAATTCTAAACACTCTTTGATTACCTTTGTTTTGTTTTTATTAAATTCTCGCTCACGTACATGCAATATAGTATACCCTTGCTCTATGATTGCTTTGTCACGTAACATATCTCGGTCTTTATTCACTTGTGGACCATGGTGCCAATAATCACCATCAAATTCAATCACTTTCTTAGTATCAACATCGATGAAATCTGGGCGGCAATATGATTTTGTTAGGCGTAATACATACTCTTTATTAACATACCCATCCATATTATCGCGGTCGTGTGTAGCATAATACACGTTTGTTGTATCGTAATCCTTTACTATTCCGTTAAATAATTCTTGTGAGATCTTAGAAAAATTACATTTTTTAAATGATGTCATCCACTTTTTCATACGTCTATTGTATTTTTCTAATCCTTTAACTTTTCCATATTTATTTTCATACCATTCTAATCCATTAGATACTTGGCGCTCTTTTAATGCTATAGCTGCTTCAGTATCCGATAAACCTTTAGCTTTATAGAATTCTATGTTTGTATTGTTTGATGCTGGATTATTTTTCATTGTTTCCTTCCGCTTAGCAATTACTTCGTCCTTAGTATGCTGGGCTGTATTATTAACATATTTGCTAAAATTATCCGAAAATGGAGACATTGTACCGTTGTGCTGATATCCTGGGTTCTTGTCACCTGTTACTCTTGCTGACTTTACTTCTCGCTTAGCGACGGCTATCTCCTTACCGTATCGCAACGTTAGGTATTCTAATGTTTCGCCTGTGGCTCTGTGGTTATTACTTAAATGAATATCAAGTTCCTTATATCGCTTAAATAATTCATACGCATTGTCTGTGTCTGCATGTGCTTTTTTAGCTAATATATCGCGGAATACCGGTAATCTAATAGAAAAATGATATGACTTTATTAGAAGTAATAACTTGGCTTGACTTAA